CAAACCTTGCATCACTTGATATTGTAGCTTGGTTAACTGTTTCAGCTGATGACATAAAAGAAAAACCAGATCGTCTGTTTTTAAGGTAACACATACCATAACATCTTTTATCTGCTTTACAAGCTTCCCAAAATATAAAGAATAATCTGTTTGCTTCTCTAAAATCTGGCGCACCTACATCTATCTTACTCCACTGCAGATACATATAATGTGTACCTGTTATATATGTAGCTTTACCTTTATTATTAAACCAAAAGCCATTATCTCTTCTATTAAACTCCTCATCTATATAGTCAAACCAATCAGCTTTCTTTTCTTCAGGGTATGCTCTCCAGTCAAATATACTTTTAATTCTACTTAATTCTTTCGGGTACTCAAACTGTTTCCACTTTTTTTCCTCGTTGCTATACACACTGCGTTCTTTCGGCAATGCTATCTGAAAGTTTTGTATCTCGTAAATCTCACCTATCTCACCAGTCTTAGATATAACTACAAGATCATGTTCTTTGTTATAACCATACTTCCACTTCTTACCTTTGTTAAGTCTGTTTACAGTAGTTTTTTTTATAGGTTCTACTATTTTTAGTAAATTCTGCTCGTACATTACTTAGATCTACCTTCTGCAAAACCTTTAAATACTTTAACCTCGGTTTTAGTTTCTTTACCTTCTAGTATGTTTTCTTCTTCTTGTATTCTATTCAATATTTCAAACGCATCAAATATAGCTAGCTTCTTTGTTGCTGCAGCATTTTTTAATCTGTCAGCTGATATATCATCGTCAGAATCTACAATAGCTTCTTTAGCAACTTTAATAAGTTCTTCAACTGCTTTATGCCCAGCTTGGATTATATTCTTCTTCGTCTCCTTGATATTCATATTTGATTGTAATAAAATTTGATAGTAATCTATATAGTTTTTGACCGTCTATAATAAACTCGTATTTTGTATTTGGTGTAAAACCAACTAAGTCGCCTTGTTTTGCCGTTCCATCTGTATACTTAACAATACCAACCAAAGGTTTTTCTTTGTCTATAGTTGTATTTTGCTTTGAAACTATAGGTGCAACAAAGCAGTAACCTTTCTGCGCTAACCAGCCGTTTTGATTATATAAAAATATTTGCTCTGGTTGTGCTAAATAGTTGTTTTCATCAATATAAGACCTACTGTTTTTTTCAATACCCTTTACGTTGTGCCACCTTCTAAATATATTGTGATTTACTATAACCTTATCACCAACTTTTATATTTGTGTTACCAATTATGGGTGTTGCTTTTACTATAGCCTCTCTACTAACATACTCATGGTTAGATATTTCTGTGTTAAGAATTAATTCTTTGCCATCTACATTTTTAGTATTGTTGTATCTTGATTTTATAGGTTCTACAACGTAGTTGTAAACACTCTTCATTAATACTCTAAGTTATATTCTACAGAAACAGCCATATTTTTATTGAAATCTTTCCAAGGTATAACTTCGTTTTTCTTTTTAATATAAATAGAATATTTATCTTCTTCCTCTAATATGTCGCAAATGGTATGACCACCATACACTTCTTGCCCAACGGCATAGTGCATGGCGTCATTCTTATAATCTTTACCAATACTAATCTTTCTTATCAGCTTGCTCATCTTCTGGATATTGTATAGTACCGTCTTGTATATTAATATTTACCTTACCATATTCTTTTTCTAAAGCCACTTGCTCTTCTTGTAAAGACTCTTGTAGTTTAGTGATTTGGTGTAATATTGCGTGTTTTTGTGTTGCCATTCTACCTAACTCCATTTGAGCTTGATTGATTGGTGAAACAATTTCTTGAATAGCTTTTAATTGCTCTTCACTAATACTTGTAGGTTTAAGGTCTACTACCTCTTCTTTTTTTGCCATTTTATTTAATTTAAGTTAATTTAATTTATTTATTCTGCAAAGTACAAAAATACTTTACCACTTGAAAGAGTTACGGCTGACCATCTACCGTAAATCCAAGTACCCACAGTCAAAGCGTTTGTACCTAAATCACTAGCACCAGAACCGTTACCAGTTGCGCCATTTACTACTGTTTTTGCTATGTGATAAGTGTTGCTGCCAGTATCATTTGAAGCTGTTAAAGTAGTAAAAGCTGCTTCAGTATGAACTTGAATTGCCACAACAACCTTTCCCGTGGGTGGGGTAAAAGCGCCAGTACCGGTTAAAAATGTACCACCGCCTTGTCCTATATCTAATTGTGGGATGTTTGATCCAACTATATTTGCCATAATTTCTTGTTTTTTTATATTTATATTATTACACGCTTTACTCTTGATTTAAAGCGCGTTATTCACTTGTCGTATCTTCTATGTGCCACTCACCATTTATATCGTTTAATATAGTAAGTATTTCGCTGTATGCATACTGTGTTTTACCGTTTAAAAAGCTAGGTGTATCTCCTGTAAACTTTACAAAAGTTTTTGTATTATCTTTGTTCCATCTTAATGTGTCTACAGATGTTTCTTGTACTTTACTAAAATCTACAGAACTTACATCATCACTTGTTATTATTACGTATTTTTTCATATTAAGGAGTATCTGAACTGTCTATATCTGTACTATTGTTTATATTCAAAGTCTTACTATTACCAGAGTCGTCAGCCACAGTAGTATCGTTATTACTATAAGCTTCCATAGTATAATAAGCTATCATACCAGAGTGATCAGACTCGTCTTGAGGCTCTCCTGAGTTGTATATAGCTGTAACCTCACTTGACGTTAATACGTCGCTAAAAAAAGCAATGTCATTCATATGACCTCTCCAGTAAGCGTTACTTTGTAAATTGTTTCTACCAATAGTAAATCCTGTAGGTGGGTTTTCACTAGCCCAAGTGTTACCTATAGCGTCTGAATCTGTTTGCGATCCATCTATGTATATTCTGACGTAATTATCTGATGATGTTTTAGAGCCAGACATCCACGTGAGAACTACGTGATGCCAGTTACCATCATTTTCTAAACCACTACCTGAGTCAACTACATTTGTAGTTCCATCAAACTTAACGTTACCTCTTATTACGCCAGAAGCATTGTTCCACAGTAATATAATCTGATTGTCAGTTCCTTCTTCTTCTTGTATTTGCCATATAAAACCGTTTGCAGACATTGAATCAAGTTTAACCCAAGCACTAACAGAACCTGACGTTTCTAAACTACCACCTATGTTTCCTTGTGAATGAGATAAGTAATCGTTGGCGCCGTCAAAATCAAAACTTATACTATCAGAAAAAGAACTTACATCGTGGTCATAAGCATAAAATTCAGACATAGCGTGTGGTGCACTACCATCAGGTCTATCTGCAGATGCATTACCAGTATTTATTGTGGCTACAGTTCCATCAGAGCAGTCTTCAAGGCTAGCTGTTGTTGTAGCACTAGCATTATATGTGTTAGTTGCTAATTCAGCTCTAATACCAGCCAAGCTTATAGCGCCACTACTTGGAACTGCCATTAATAATTGCTTTTAGTTCGTCAATTTGTTTTTGTTGATCTTTAACAGCTTCTATCAAGTAACCTACTAAGTTACCGTAGGAAACACCTAAAGTACCTTCAGTGTCGTGTACTAATTCTGGTGCTACTTTTTGTATTTCTTGCGCTATAACACCAGAGCTTTCTTTACCCGTATCTTTTCTAGTAAAGCTAACACCTCTCATATCTAAAACTTTTTTACCATCTAAAGTTTCTATATTTTCTTTTAATTTTCTATCAGAGAAAGCTACAACGTCATTGTTAAATGTTGCTTTACCAGCTTCAGAAATATCTAATGTTAATGCAGTTATAGTGCTACCACCATCATTGCCTTTAAAAATTATATCTTTATCTGCAGTAATATTTTTAATAACAAAATCTTGAGAACTGTTTGTTAATCTACCATATTCAGTGCCACCTGCTTTTAACACTACATCTCCCCCGCCAGCATCTAGTCTAATATCGTCTGGAGCGTCAATAGTAAAATCACCACTACCACTTTCTGTAAGTGTTACATAGTTAGCATTATCACCACTTATTTGTAACGAGCCTGATACAACTTTTACGGATTGATTTGAATCAATTTGCAAAGCTGTTGATGCGTCTGTTTTAAATGTTATATGATTATCAGTGCTAAAATCTATAAAATTATGTGCATCTCTACCAATACCACCACTAGCAGTCCATATCCAAGAGTTAAAATAAGCAGCGCCAGCATCTGACATATCAAGCCACAGTGCAGTTATATTAACTGATGTATCATTACCACCAGCATCATTTCCTTGAAAAATTATATCAGCATTTTCCTTTTTTTGTCGGAAAACCATATCACCAGTCTTGTTATCCATGTACATGTGAGTACCTGTGTGAAGCCACTGTAAGTCAGCGTCAGTACCAAGTTGTATTTGATAGTTGTCGGTCCACTTTAAATGTGAATTAATAGTAGCGCTAGAATTACCTAAAACAAGCTTTTGATTACTACCAACTACAAACTGTAAATTGTTACTTGCGTTTTCTACTATATATGTATCATTACCACCGTCAAGATATAACTTTTTTAGTGCTGGTAGTATAACATCACCTGCAAAAGTTGCGCCTGTGCTATTTAATACAAGCCAGTTATCATTTAATGGTGCGGCTGCTGAGGTTAACTCTGGGTTTCCTGTTTCCGTTTGAGTTCTTCCAAAAGCAATAACGTTATCTCCAATAAAAGCTATACCATGATTGTTAGTGCTATTACCAGGTGATTTTAAATAAATAAAATCATCTGTGTTTGTATTCCAACTTTGGTATAATATATCGTGATTTGATGCGGTAGTCCAGCTCGATATATACATTTCAAGTAAAGAACCACCAGCAGTTGTTATTATTTCATCATGAATGTTTAAAGTTCCAGATATATCAGCATTACCGTT